TTCATGCGACGGGCCAAAATTGCAGGGTTCCGCGCCGAATCCTATGAAATCCTGCAGGCCATGGCCACCAAAACCTCGGGTTTATCGCCTTGGATCAACCACTTCACGGTTGTTCAGGCCGGACTACATCGCCGATGGCGGCGCGCCGGTTCTGGTGCGCGTCGTCGCCCGGCGCGCCGATGCAATCAGCGATTTCGGCGACGCCCGGCTCTGGTCCGAGACCACCCGGATCGACCTGCGCGTCGCCGAGGTGGTGAACCCACGCCCCGGCGACCGCTTGGAAATCGAAGGGGAAGCCTTCCTCATTCAGGGCGAGCCTGTCCGCGACCGCGAGCGGCTGGTCTGGACCATCGACCTGCGCCCGGCCTGACCGCGATGAAGCTGAAGCTCGACATCGATCCCGACATTGTTGCGATGATGGCGGCCGAAGTCGCGGCGGGCGAACGCGCCGTGACGGCCGCCATGCGTGAGGCCGGGACCGGGCTGAAATCGGCGTGGCGGCTGCAGATCACCGGCGCGGGACTCGGGCCCCGGCTGGCCAACTCGATCCGAAGCCAGAACTTCCCGAGGTCAGGTGAGAGCCTCGACGCCGCTGCGCTGGTCTGGTCGAAGGCCCCGGTCATCGTGGGCGCGCATGACACGGGGCCGCTGATCCGATCGAAGACCGGGTTCTGGTTGGCGATCCCGCTGCCCGCGGCAGGCAAGTCCCTGCGGGGCGGCCGGATCACCCCCGGCGAATGGGAGCGGCGCCGCGGGCTGCGCCTGCGCTTCATCTATCGCCGGACGGGCCCGAGCCTGCTGGTGGCAGAGGGGCGGCTGAACACGAAGGGTCAGGCGGTGGTGTCACGCTCGAAGACCGGGCGCGGCAAGGTCACTGCGCCGATCTTCCTGCTGGTGCCGCAGGTCAAGCTGCCGAAGCGGCTGGACCTGGCGCGGGATGCGGACCGGGCATTGGATGGTGTGCCAGGGCTGATTGTCGCGAACTGGGTGGACGGGCGGATCTAACCGCCCGTCTCTGCAAGTTTCACTGCCACTTCAGTGAATACGTGCAGCTGGGGTTGCAGCTATCTCCCCCCCGGCATCAATGATGGCTTCCTGTAGAAGTTCGTGAAGGCGGTTCAAGAAAAGACGAGCATCGGCACTCATTGCAGCACTAATCCTCGGCGCTGCGTTTTCGTGGATGGTCTCAATGGTACGGGCACGCAGCGTCGCGGAGCCCGGTCCGCTGTGATCGAATGCATCCCGCCAACCTGCAACTTGGTCGTCAGTGAGGCGACTTTTCGTGAGGTCGTAGAGCCTTCCGAAGACAGCCCGCCTGATCCGGTCCAGCGCCAGTTCACGCTCTTCTTCGTCAGAGGGTAGTCGCGTCCATCCAGACGGGCGGTCTAACCACTTCGAAGCCTCCTCCTGCAGCCGCGCGAGGAGGTCAGCGACAGGGGTGAGATTATCGTATTCATCTGCCCAACGAGAAGCGAGCCTGCGACTGAGTGCCTTGATGCGTGTCCAGTGCTCCTTCGAGATGCCGTCGTGATAGGCGAGACCCAGCCTTGCGCGCCAAGGATCTCTGAACGCATCGATTGCGTCGTGCATCGCGATTTCGAGCCCCTTGAGGTCGTAGACCGGGCTGCAATCTGTTTCTTCTGCGGGAGAGGACGCTGCCTGCATCATCTCAATCAACTGCACCAGTTGGCGCTTGAAGCCGCCGGGAAGCCTCAAGGTGGGTTTGTCCAGCCCGCCCAAGAAGACGGAATTCGCGTCCACCTGACGTTCAATAGCTCCGGCTACGCCAGCACCGACGATGTCTCTCAGGCTGGCCACTGCGTTCCCGACTGAGCCGAGAACGTGGTCCCGCTTCTGATCGAATGAGCCCAGATTGGCACCCTTGACCTGATCGAAGTGCGTGAACGCGATGGCCAGCTTGTCGGCGAAGCCCGAACTTCCGACGGCGCGCAGCAGTGCCAAGGGCGCCGCCTGCATTGGCTGCTGCGCGTTGTCGACCAGCAAGATCATGTCCACCTTCGCAAACTTGTTCGTGACGCGCGTCGAGACCGACGAAACGCTACTGGCCGTGTGCCCAAGGCCCTGACCATCCAGGAGGACAAGCTTCAACTCGGCGGTATCGTCGCCCAGATCAGGGTAAAGGGGGCCCTGAACCCTGATCCCGTCTACAAGTGGTGTCAGCAATCGACCAAACTGCTTGTGATGGTTGCTCGAAAACCAGCGAACAGCGGCGAGGAATTCGTCACGGTCGGGACAGCTGAATGTCCAGATAAGCGGCCAGTCGGTTGCCGAGCGCTCGGTGTTTCCGGCGTCAATTTTGGTGAAGCGATCTGCCACCTCATCCATGATGTCGAGGGCAAGGCTTGAGAACTTGGGGTTTCGGAAGGCCTCGACCCCGAAAAGCTCGAGCCAAGTCGCGCGGTCGTCTGCGGTCTTCTGGTCCTTGAGCGTCCCGAGAGACGCTTCGAACGTTGCCCCTGTTTCCTTGCTCAATTCCTTGATGGCGGACACGAAGCTAGCAAGTTGCTCCCGATGTTGCTCGACTTCTTCCGATGAAACGGCCTCCTCGTCATCAACCGCAGCCTCTGAAATCACATCGTCTTCGAAGGAGAAATCATCATCGTCGCCTTCGACAGAAGTTCTCCAAGCGCCGAGAATGTACGATAGACGAAAACGTTGTTCGCGGTGCTCCAGCAAAGCTGCAACGATCTTTGCGTCTGGCTTTCCTTGAATCGCTTCCAGGCAGGCTTCCTCGAGGCACTCATCTATGTGTGCGCGAACTTCGTGCTCCGGCATGAAGGTGACGGCAGCCGAGAAATCGCCAGGAGAGGCAACAATCTCGATGTCGGCAGTTGTAGTCTTGGCTGTCGAAGTTGACGGGAAGCGGTCTTTCTCGGGGTCCGAGCCAATGATGTGCCGCAAGAGAGTCGTCTTTCCCGCCCCGGTCGTACCCAAGAAGAGGATGGTGCCGTAGCCGTCATCCCGAGTCGGCAAAGGGATCACGTCGGAGCGTCTTTCCTCAGCATCGTGCGCCACCACCTCTATGCCGTCAAAAAACGCCGATACCACGACTGGGTCGAAACGAAGTTCTGCGTCCTTGCGGCGATCGCCACTCCACCACGACTCATCGTGAAGAAGTTCGTTCAGTTGTCCCACCAGGAGATCGGCGGCAGCATCATCTGAGGTGCCAAGACCCTTCCGGACCTTGAGGCCCCACTCACCACGGCTATCGGTGCGAACCGGGTGTCGGAACGTGACGCTCCAACCGGGACGGTTCGATCTTGACTTGGATGCCGTAAATCTGCGCTCTGACATGATGTTGTTCTCCGTTGTACCGGGCCTTTCTAGGGGCTGGCAAGAGGCGCGTCAATCCGATTCGGAACAACGCAGAACAACGAAAGGTCGTCTTGCTCATGCCCACCCCTCGCGAAACCATCCTTGTCGCACTGCACGCGCGGCTCTCGGCGCTGCCCGCTACCGCCCTGCGCGGCGAGGTGTTGCCCGAGCGAGTGTCGACGGAGGGGGTGCTGATCCTGCGCGACGGCGAGCCGGGGGAACCCGAGGTGACGCTGTCGCCGCTCGCCTACCACTACCAGCACCGCGCCGAAATCGAGGCAGTCGTGCAGGGCGCGGCGCGTGATATCGACTTCGACACGCTGACCGCCAGCATTGGCGCAGCGATTGCCGCCGACCGCACGCTGGGCGGGCTCTGCGACTGGGTCGAGGCAGAAGCGCCGCGGCCCGTGGACCTCCCGGTCGAGGGCGCGGCGAGCTTGAAGGCCGCCGTGATCCCGGTGGTGCTGCACTATTCCACGGCCGATCCGCTCGGCTAACCCCACAACCCGAGGAGAAAACAATGGCACGAGCCCAGGGGGCGGGGGCGCTGATGGCGCTTGCGTTCGAGACGACCTATGGAACGCCGCCCGCCAGCGGCTTCACCCGCATGCCTTTCGCCAGCACCTCGCTCGGAGCCGAGCAGCCGCTGCTGAACTCCGAGCTTCTCGGCTACGGCCGGGATCCGCTGGCGCCGATCAAGGACGCGGTGACGGCCGATGGCGATGTCGTGGTGCCGCTCGACGCCGAAGCCTTCGGGTTCTGGCTGAAGGCGGCGTTCGGAGTGCCGACCACGACCGGCACCGGTCCCTGGACGCACGAGTTCCAGTCGGGATCCTGGACGCTGCCCTCGATGTCGATCGAGACCGGCATGCCAGAGGTTCCGCGGTACGCGATGTACTCGGGCTGCGTGCTCGACCAGATCACCTGGCAGATGCAGCGGTCTGGCCTGCTGACGGCGACGGCGCGGCTGGTGGCGCAGGGCGAGACGGTGGGCACGACCACCAGCGCCGGAACGCCCGCCGCACTTGAGTTGAAGCGCTTCGGCCATTTCAACGGGGCGATCACGCGGAACGGCTCGGCGCTCGGCAATGTGGTCTCGGCCGAGATCACCTATGCCAACAATCTCGACCGGATCGAGACGATCCGAAACGACGGCCGCATTGACGGCGCGGACCCAAGCATCGCGGCGCTCACCGGCCGGATCGAGGTGCGCTTCGCCGACCAGACGCTGGTGACGCAGGCGATCAACGGCGAGGCCTGCGAGATGGAGTTCGGATATTCGCTGCCCTCGGGCGAGAGCTTCACCTTCACCGTGCACGCAGTCTACCTGCCGCGCCCGCGGATCGAGATTTCCGGGCCGCAGGGCGTGCAGGCGACCTTCGACTGGCAGGCGGCGCGCGACAGCGTCGTCGGCCGGATGTGTACCGCAACCCTGATCAATGACATCGAGGTGTATTGAGAATGCTGACGCTCGACCTGACCAATGCCCCGCGCTGGCATGACCTCGCGCCCGGTGTGCGGGCGGAGCTGCGCCCGCTGACCACCGCGCTGATGGTGGCGACGCGCAGCGATCCGGCCGTCGAGGCGGTTCCCGAGGAGGCTTCCGACGAAGATCGCGCGGTCGCCTTCGCCAAAGCGCTGGCGCGGCGGGCGGTGCTGGCCTGGGAGGGCATCGGCGATGCCGATGGCAACGCGATCGACCCGAGCCCGGAAGCCATCGACGCGCTGCTCGACGTCTGGCCGATCTTCGAGGCCTTCCAGCTGACCTATGTCTCGAAGGGCCTTCTGCTGGAACAGGAAAAAAACGCCTCCGCGCTCTCGCCGAATGGTCCTTCGGCGGGGGCGAGCGGTACTGCGAAGCCTGTGCGCAAGCCTGCCCGGACTGCCCGGCGCGGCTGAACCGGCCCCAGACGCATGAGGGCTGGCAGGCCTGGGACCTGGTCGGCCGTCTCGGCAGCCAGCTGCGTGTGCTGCCCGGCGCGGTGATCGGCTGGGACATGTCGGCAGCGCTGGCGCTCGGCGACGCGCTCGGCGTGCCACCGCTCGTCACGGCCGAACTGCTGCCCGTCATCGAGGCGGTGATGGTCGCAAAACTCAACGAACAGATGGATCACTCCCATGGCTGAGAAGAGGGTCAGCGTCCGCCTCGCGGCCGTGGGCGGACGTCAGGTGCGCGCCGAACTGGAAGGTGTCGGTGAGGCCGGGTCGCGTGGCTTCGGACGGCTGAGCCGGGAGATGGAGGCGGCGAACGCCCGGCTCGCGGCCTTCTCGCGGCGGGTGCGGGTCGCGGCCGCTGCCGCCGTGGCAGCCGCTGCAGCCGCGGGCGTGGCGATGATCCGGTCCGGCCTGCAGACGGTCGATGCACAGGCCAAGCTCGCCCAGTCGCTCGGCACCACCGTCGCCTCGATCCAGACGCTGGAGCGCGCGGGCGAGCTGGCCGGTGTGTCGATGTCCGGCATCGAGCAGGCCACCAAGGATCTGACGCGCCGTCTCAGCCAGGCGGCCGCCGGGACCGGTCCAGCCGCCGACGCGCTCGACCGGCTGGGCCTTTCCGCCAACGAGCTGATCGCCCTGCCGCTGGACCAGCGCGTGGGTGCGATCAACGCCGCCATCGAGAGCTTCGTGCCCGCCGCCGAACGCGCGGCTGTCGCGGGCCAGCTTTTCGGCGAAGAAGGCTCGATCGCCATGTCGCGGATCGACACCGCGACGCTGCGCCAGGCGACCGAGGACGTCCTCGCGTTCGGAGTGGTCGTCTCCGAACAGGACGCCGACCAGATCGAGCGGACGAACGATGCCATCTCCCGGCTCGGGCTGATCTGGCGCGGGCTGTCGAACCAGCTGGCGGTTGCCGCCGCACCCGTACTGGAAGCGGTCGCAGATGCGATGGCGTCTGTTTCAAGCCGCACCGGTCCGCTCGGCATCGCGATCCGCAGCCTCTTCGACAACATCAGCCGCCTGACCACCTATGCCGCCACCTTCGCCGCCTTCCTCGCGGGACGTTGGGTCGCTGGGATGGCCACAGCGGCGCTTTCCGTGCGCGGTCTCGCCACCGCGCTCGTCGTCCTGCGCGGCGCGCTGATCCGTACGGGCATTGGCGCGCTCATCGTCGGCGCGGGCGAACTCGTCTATCAGTTCACCCGTCTCGTCTCCGGTGCGGGGGGCTTTGGCGAAGCGATGTCGCTCCTGAAGGACCTCGCGGTCGAGGTCTGGGAGCGGATCAGGATGGGCGCGGCTGCGGCGGGCGCGGCCGCCACGGCCATGTTCTTCGACCTGAAGGCCGACGCCGCCTCGGGCATGCAGAGCGCCATCGATAGCGTTGTGGCTTTCGGCAACACGGCCGCGAACTCGTTCGAGGGCGCCTACGAGGCGATCAAGGCGATCTGGGGCCTGCTGCCCGCCGCCATCGGCGATCTCGCGTTCCAGGCGGCTAACAGCCTGGTCGACGGCGTCGAGGCGATGCTGAATGGCGTGGTCTCGCGCATCAACGGCTTCATTGGCGGCATCAACCAGGGGCTGGAAGCGCTGGGGTCGGAGCGCCGCATCTCGCTGGTGCCGGACCTCGACCTCGGCGAGATCGAGAACCGCTTCGAGGGCGCGGCGACGGCCGCGACCACGGCAGCGCAGGCGGCGTTCGACCGGGCCTTCGAGGACAATCCGCTCACCGCGCCCGATCTCGGCCTGACCGAGGCGGCGAGCCGCGCGCTCGAGTCCGCGAACCTCTATCGTGGTGCGGCGCGCGATCTGGCCGAAGGGGCCCGCGCCCCGCTGGAAAGCTGGCAGGCCCTGCGGGATGCCGTGCGGGGAACCGACGAGGCGAGCGCTGATGCGCTGACCGAGGCCACCGGCGCGGCCGAGCGGCTGGAGACGGCGCTCGGCGATGCCGGACGCGCCGCGACGGGTGCTGGTGCGGCGGCCGGAGCTGCTGCCGCTGCGGCAGAGCCCGCGACCGAGGCGGCCGTCACGAACTGGCAGGCGGTCACCGCCGCGCTGTCGGACTACGCCAGCAAGGCGCGGGAAATCGGCGGCGACATTGGCCAGAGCCTCGTCGGCGCCTTCCAGTCGGCCGAGAACGCGGTGGGCCAGTTCGTGCGGACCGGCAAGCTGAACTTTCGCGATCTGGTGACGTCGCTGCTGGCCGATCTCGCCCAACTGGCGGCGCGGCGGTTCATCCTCGGGCCGATCGCCAATGCGCTCTCCGGCGCGCTCTCCGGCGCGGGCGGCATCTTCGCCAATGTGCTCCACGCTGGCGGGATGGTCGGATCGGCTGGACCCTCGCGGATGGTTCCCGCGATGGCCTTCGCCTCTGCCCCACGAATGCATGGCGGCGGAATGGCCGGACTTCGCCATGACGAGGTGCCCGCGATCCTGCAGCGCGGTGAGCGGGTGCTGTCGCGGCGCGAGGCCCAGAGCTACGGCGCGGGCGGCGGCGTCACCGTCACCATCATGGCCCGCGACGCCGAGAGCTTCCGCCAGTCGCGCACGCAGGTCGCCGCCGACATCGCCCGGGCCGTGTCGCTCGGGCGGAGGGGCATGTGAGTGCGACCCCGCAAGTGGGAACCGGTTGCGGGGGCCAGAGCACGAACCATGGAGAGACTTGATGGCGTTTCACGAGGTCCGGTTTCCCGACAACATCAGTCGCGGCGCGCGGGGCGGGCCGGAACGGCGCACGCAGATCGTCGAGCTCGCCTCGGGCGACGAGGAACGCAACGCCAGCTGGGCGAATTCGCGTCGCCGCTACGATGTCGCCTACGGCATCCGCCGCGCCGACGATCTGGCGGCGGTGGTCGCCTTCTTCGAAGCGCGGAACGGGCGGCTGCATGGCTTCCGCTTCAAGGACTGGGGCGACCACAAGTCTTGCTTGCCTTCGGGCACGCCATCGCCGACCGACCAGGCGATCGGCTCCGGCGATGGCGCGACGACCGCCTTCCAGCTGGTGAAGCGCTACGCCTCCGGCGCGCAATCCTGGATTCGCGCCATCGCCAAGCCGGTGGCGGGCACCGTGCGCATCGCGCTCGGTGGGGTCGAGCAGCTTGGCGGCTGGACCGTCGACACGACCACCGGCGTCGTGACTTTTGACAGCGCGCCGGCGGGCAGCGTCGCGATCACCGCAGGCTTCGAGTTCGACGTGCCGGTCCGCTTCGACACCGATGCGCTCGACGTGACGCTCGACCTCGAGCGGCTCGGCTCGATCACCTCCATCCCGCTTCTGGAACTGCGCCGATGAAAACCCTCTCGCCCGCCCTGCAGGCCCATCTCGACGAGGGCACGACCACGCTCGCGTGGTGCTGGAGGATCACCCGCGCCGACGGCGTGAACTTCGGCTTCACCGATCACGACCGGACGCTCACCTTCGATGGGACCGACTTCGAGCCCGAGAGCGGGCTCACGGCCTCCGAGGTCCGCTCGGGCTCGGACCTGTCGGTCGATGCGCAGGACGCCGAGGGCGTGCTGACCTCGGATCGGATCACCGAGACCGACATCCTCGACGGCCGCTGGGACAACGCCGAGGTGGAGGTCTGGCGGGTGAACTGGGCCGACACCGGCCAGCGCGTGCTGATGCGGCGCGGCGCCATCGGCCAGATCCGGCGCGGGCGCTTGGCCTTCGTTGCCGAGGTCCGCTCGCTCGCTCATGTCCTCGGCCAGACGGTGGGGCGGACCTTCCAGGCGACCTGCGACGCGGCGCTCGGGGATCCGCGAGGCGGCGTCGATCTGGAGGACCCCGCCTACAAGGGGACGGGCGCCGTGATCGATCTCCTGCGCGACCGGGCTTTCACCGCCTTGGGGCTCGGCGGATTCACCTCCGGCTGGTTCACCTTCGGCACCATCGAATGGACCAGCGGCGCAAACGCGGGGCGTATGACGGAAGTGCTGGGCCATGACGTGACGGATGGCATCACGGTGCTGACGCTGCTCGAAGCGCCGGTGCGCGCGATCGCCGAAGACGATGCCTTCACCATCCGCGCAGGCTGCGACAAGCGCATGGAGACCTGCGGGGCCAAGTTCGCCAACACCGCCAACTTCCGCGGCTTCCCGCATATCCCCGGTCAGGATGCCGTGCTGCGTTATGCCACGAACGATGGCGGGCACGAGGGGTCGGTGCTGTGAACACCGCTGATCCCCAGCGCGTCATCACCATTGCGCGCTCCTGGCTCGGCACGCCGTACCACGACCAGGCCAGCCTCCGCGGTGTCGGCTGCGACTGCCTCGGACTGGCCCGGGGCGTCTGGCGCGAGATCGTCGGCCCTGAGCCGTTCCCGATCCCGCCCTACAGCCGCGACTGGGGCGAGACCGGACCGCGCGAGGTGCTGGCCGACGGCGCGCGCGCCATGATGATCGAGGTGTCGCCTGCCGAGGCCGGTCCCGGCGCGCTGGTCCTTTTCCGCATGAAGCCGCGCGCCATCGCCAAGCATGTCGGCATCCTGACCGGGCCCGACACCTTCCTCCACGCCTATGAGCGGCTCGGCGTGATCGAGGAGCCGCTCACCCCATCCTGGCGGCGGCGCCTCGCTTTCGCTTTCCTGTTCCCGCAACGCTGAGACCCCGACCATGGCCACCCTCGTTCTCGGTGCCGCTGGCGCCGCCATTGGCGGCAGCATCGGCGGCGCGATCCTCGGCGTGAGCGCCGCGACCATCGGCGGCTTCATCGGCTCCAGCATCGGCTCGGTCGTCGACAGCTGGATCATCTCGTCGCTGGCACCCACGCAGCGCATCGAGGGCGCGCGGCTCGATACGCTGCGCATCACCTCGGCCACCGAAGGCGCGGTCATCCCGCGTCTTTACGGGCGCATGCGGATGGGCGGCAACATCATCTGGGCGACCGATTTCCGCGAGGAGACCAAGACCACCACTCAGGGCGGCGGCAAGGGTGGCGGGGGCGGCAAGGTCAAGACCACCGAGTATCTGTACTATGCGAGCTTCGCCGTGGCGCTCTGCGAAGGCCCGATCACCGGCATCGGGCGCATCTGGGCCGACGGCAAGCCGATGGACCTCTCCGGCGTCACCTGGCGCTGGTATCCCGGCGACGAGGCGCAGACCGCCGATCCCCTCATCGCGGCGAAGATGGGCGCGGCCAGCACGCCCGCCTATCGCGGCACGGCCTATGTGGTCTTCGAGGAACTGGCGCTCTCGACCTACGGCAACCGCCTGCCGCAACTCTCCTTCGAGGTGTTCCGCCCACTCGCCGATCCCGACACCGCCGAGGGGCTAACCCGCGCCGTCACCATGATCCCGGCCTCGGGCGAGTTCACCTACGCGACGCAGGCGATCCGGAAGACCGATGGCGGCGCGACGGTGCCCGAGAACCTGAACGCGCTGGCCGACTCGACCGACATGGTCGAAGCGCTCGATCGGCTGCAGGCGATGGCGCCTGCGGTCGAGAGCGTCAGCCTCGTCGTGGCATGGTTCGGCGACGACCTGCGCGCGGGCTCCTGCAAGGTGCGGCCGGGCGTCGAGGTCTCGGCCAAATCGACCACGCCCGCCAGCTGGTCTGTCAACGGCGTCAGCCGCGCCAACGCCTTCCTCGTCAGCCGCGACGACCAGGATCGCCCCGTCTATGGCGGCACGCCGTCCGACTTCGCGGTGGTGCAGTCGATCCAGGAGATGAAGGCGCGCGGGCTGCGGGTCACATTCTATCCCTTCATCCTGATGGACGTGCCGCCCGGCAACACGCTGCCGAACCCGTATTCCGACAACGCCGCCGAGACCGGCCAGCCCGCCTTTCCATGGCGTGGCCGGATCACCTGTTCGCCTGCGGCAGGCTATGCCGGCAGCGTGGATAAGACCGGTACGGCGATGGCGCAGGTCGCCGCGCTGTTCGGCACGGCCACCCCCGCGAGCTTCAGCGTCTCCGGCGAGACCGTCTCCTGGACAGGCGTCGCGGGCGACTGGGGCTTGCGGCGCATGGTGCTGCACTACGCCCATCTCTGCGCGGCCGCGGGCGGGGTAGACGCCTTCCTGATCGGCACCGAGATGCCGGGGCTGACGACGATCCGCTCGGACGCCAGCACTTATCCGGCGGTGCAGGCCTATCGGGATCTGCTCGCCGATGTGCGGTCCATCCTCGGGTCCGGGACGAAGATCGGCTATGCCGCCGACTGGAGCGAGTATTTCGGGCACCAGCCAGGCGACGGATCGGGCGACGTGTTCTTCCACCTCGACCCGCTCTGGGCCGATCCCGAGATCGATTTCATCGGGATCGACAACTACATGCCGCTGTCGGACTGGAGGGACGGGTTCGATCATCTCGACGCGGCCGAGGGCTGGCCCGCGATCTACGACCGCGCCTACCTGCAGGGGAACATCGCGGGCGGCGAAGGCTTCGAATGGTTCTACGCCAGCGCCGCCGACCGGTCGGCACAGGTCCGTACCCCGATCACCGATGGCGCGACGGCGAAGCCTTGGGTCTTCCGCTACAAGGATCTGCGCGCTTGGTGGTCGAACCCGCATTACGACCGCCCGGGCGGGGTGGAGAGCGGCACGTCGACGGCATGGGCGCCGGAGTCGAAGCCGATCTGGTTCACCGAGCTGGGCTGTCCCGCCATCGACCGAGGGACGAACCAGCCCAATGTCTTCTTCGACCCCAAGTCGTCCGAGAGCTTCACGCCGCATTTCTCGCGGGGCTGGCGCGATGACGCCATCCAGCGCGCCTATCTCGAGGCGACCTACCTCTGGTGGGGCACCCCGGCGAACAACCCGGTGTCCTCGGTCTACGGCGGCCGTATGGTGCATGTGCCGGAATGCGCCGCCTGGACCTGGGATGCGCGGCCCTATCCGTTCTTTCCGGCGCTGACCGACGTCTGGACGGACGGCGCGAACTGGCGGCTCGGCCACTGGCTGACCGGACGGCTGGGCGCTGTGTCGCTGGCGGCGCTGGTCCGGCATCTCTGTCTGCGCGCCGGGATGTCGGAGACCCGGATCGACGTCTCCGGCCTCTGGGGCGCGGTCGAGGGCTATGCCATCACCGCGCTGGAAAGCCCGCGCGCCTCGATCACCACGCTGTCGCGGCATTTCGGCTTCGACGCCGTGGAGACGGAGGGGGTGATCCGCTTCGTCATGCGCGGGCGGGCGTCCGTCGCCACCCTCGCGCCCGACGATCTGGTCGCGGCCCGCGAGGGCGACGTGCTGGAGCTGACGCGGGGCCAGGAGACCGAGCTGCCGCAGGCGCTGAAGTGGCAGGTCGCGCGGGCCGACGAGGATTACGACGCGGCCCTCGTCGAGGCGCGGCGCATCACCGTGGACACGACCCGGATCGCGTCCGAGTCCTTCCCGATGGCCGTGCCGCCCGAGGAGGCGGAGCGGCGCTGCCGCCGCGCCCTGATGGAGGCGTGGGTGGGTCGCGAGACGGCGGCCTTCCGTCTGCCGCCCTCGCGTCTCGCGCTCGATCCGGCAGACGCGATCCGCCTCGCGCATGACGGGCGGCTGGTCGATCTGCGGCTCGTCTCCATCGCCGACGCCGAGGCGCGCGGCATCGAGGCGGTCCGCCAGGACCGGACGACCTACGACCTGCCGCCCGGCGATCCCCGCGCGGCGTCGCTGACGCGCGCCGTGGTGTTCGGCGCACCGGATGCGGTGCTGATGGATCTGCCGCAGCTGACCGAGGACCAGCCCGCGCACCGGCCGCTGGTCGCGGCGCACGCGGTTCCCTGGCCGGGCGAGATGGCGGTGTTCCGCAGCCCCTCGACCGATGGCTTCGAGTTGCTGACGACGTTCGGCAGTCGCGCCCGGATCGGCACGCTGGTCTCGGATTTCTATGCGGGCCCCACCGCGCGCTTCGACCTCGGCAATGCGCTGGTGGTCGATCTGCTGACCGGGACGCTGGAGAGCGTTACCGACCTGACGCTGTTCGGTGGCGCCAATGCGCTCGCCATCGAGAGCGCGCCCGGCGTCTGGGAGATCGTCCAGGCGGGCGCGGCCGAGTTGCTCGCGCCGGGCCGGTATCGTCTCACCCGGCTCCTGCGCGGCCAGCGCGGCAGCGAGGGTGCCATGGGCAAGCCGGCGCCCGCGGGCGCGCGGGTCGTGGTGCTGGACACCGCGCTCGCGTCACTGCCGATCGCCGAGGCCGATCTCGGCATCCCGTGGAACTGGCGCATCGGTCCGGCCAGCCGTCCTGTCAGCGACGAGACGTATGTCGGGCAGGCCTTCATGCCCGAGGGCATCGGACTGCGTCCGTTCTCCGTCGCCCATGTCGAGCAGCCGTGGCGCACGCCCCGCACGCCCGGCGATCTCACCATCCGCTGGACGCGCCGGTCCCGTGCGCTGTCCGCCGACAGCTGGGGCGGGCTCGAGGTGCCTCTGACCGAGGAACTGGAAGCCTACGAGGTCGAGATCCTCGACGGCGCCACCGTGAAGCGGGTGCTGTCTGCGACCAGCACGAGCGCGGTCTACACGGCCGCCCAGCAGAGTGCCGATTGGGGCGCGCTGCTCGCCCCCGGCGACACGCTCGACATTCGCATCTACCAGCTCTCCGCCCTCGTCGGGCGGGGCGCGCCCAAGTCCGTCACGCTCACATTCTGAGGACCCTATGTCCGACGCCACGACCCATCTCCTGCTGCCCTACATCCTGGCGGCGCAGGCCCAGAAGCATGTCACCCACAACGAAGCGCTGCGGATCCTCGACGGGCTCGTCCAGCTCTCGGTGCTCGACCGGAACCTGACAGCGCCGCCGGGCAGCCCCGCCGACGGTGACCGCTACATCGTGGCTTCGGGCGCGACCGGCGACTGGTCCGGCTGGGACCTGAATGTGGCGCTCTGGACGGACGGCGCCTGGCTGCGCCTGCCGCCACGGATCGGGTGGCGGGCTTGGGTCGAGGACGAGGGGCTGCTGCTCGCTTACGACGGCGCAGGCTGGGTCGGCACGACACCGACTGCGCTGCAGAACATGGCGCTGTTTGGGCTCGGCACGACGGCGGATGCGTCGAACCCGTTCTCGGCCAAGCTGAACGCCGCGCTCTGGACGGCGAAGACCGTGGCCGAGGGTGGCACCGGCGATCTGTTCTACACGATGAACAAGGAGGCCGCTGGCGACGATCTCGGGCTGACGCTGCAGACCGGCTTCGTGACCAAGGCGCTGGTCGGGCTCTTCGGCTCGGATAGGTTTCGCGTCGCGGTCGCGGCCGACGGCAGCACCTTTTTCGACGGGCTCAGCGTCGACAACGCCACCGGCATCGTCGACCAGCCCCGGCTGCCGCGGTTCAAGGCCTGGACAAACTACGACAACTACGTCGGCGTCGGGACCTGGGCGAAGATCGGCCTCAACAACACCGACTACAACGATCAGGGAGCCTTCGACGCCGCGAACAACCACTTCGTGGCGCCCGTGGACGGCACCTACCTCTTCGGCGCGACGCTGCTCTACAAGATCAACGCCAGCGCCACGGCCCGCATGCGCGGTCGGCTCGTGCTGAACGGCACGACCGAAATCCGCGGCTCCCTCGGCGAAATCTCCGCCACCCATGTCTCGCTCGCCACCGCCATCTGGCTGCAGACCATGGTGCCGCTGACGGCAGGCGATACTGTCGAGCTGCAGGGGTATTTCCGGGTCGCAGACGGCTACTTCGCCGCCGACCACACGTCCTTCTGGGGCTGCAAGGTCGGCTGAGCGGCGGAAGGAGGATCCGATGAACCCACCCCGATCCGAAGGCTTCGTGCGCATGCCCGACGCCGAGTTCGAGGCGATCCTGACACGCGCTGCCGAGGAAGGCGCGAAGCGCGCGCTCGCCGATGTCGGGCTCGATGGCGACGAGGCGGCGCTCGACATCCGTGATCTGCGCTCGCTCGTCGACTGCATCCGCCTGGTGCGCCGCACCGCGATGCAGACCGCCGTCCGCATGATCACCACCGGCGTCATGCTGGCGCTGCTCGCGGGCATCGCCATCAAGCTCAAGATCTTCGGCGGCAGCCCGTAGCCGCGCCCCATCCCCATTCATCAGCCAGCAATGACCCGCCCTCGTGGCGGGGTGAGTCGTGGTCTGCCTGACAGGCAGACGGGAAGGTCCAGTGGACCTTCCCGAGCGGCGAACGCACCGAGCCCTGCGAGGGGCCGGAAACTCGTTTTCGGAGGACCCCATGACGACGACCTTCCACCGCCATTGGCGTGATGTGCCTGAGGGCACCTGGCGCTGGCCCAACTTCTCGCCCGCCGAGATCGCCTGCCGAGGTACCGGCAAGCTGCTCGTCAACGAATCGGCGCTCGACAAGCTGCAGGCGCTGCGTGACCGGCTGGGCAAGCCGCTGATCGTCCGCTCCGCCTATCGCAGCCCCGAGCACAATCGCGCCGTCGGCGGCGCGACCCGCTCGAAACACATGGACGGCGCCGCCTTCGACATCGCCATGGCGAACCACGACCCGGCGGCATTCGAGGCGGCGGCGCGCGAAGTCGGGTTCCTCGGCTTCGGGTTCTACCCGCGATCGGGGTTCATCCATATCGACCTCGGCCCCGCACGGCGGTGGGGTGAGCGGTTTCCAGTTCGGGAGACCGCATTCGCAGCCGAGACGCCGCCCGCCCGCGAAGTGCTGGCCGATAGCCGCACCATGAAGGGCGGCGGAGCTGCCGGAATGGCGACGCTGGGTGCGGCGGGTGTCGAGGTCGCGCAGAACGTCCTTGCCGAGACCCAGACCGCGATCCTGCCGCTGGTGCCGTACCTCGACACGCTCCGCTGGGTGTTCATCGCCGTGGCGCTCGGCGGCATCGCGATCACGATCTACGCCCGGCTCGACGACTGGCGCCGGGGGCGGCGGTGATCTCTGGGCTCCTCACCACGCTCGCCGGATCGGCATGGGCGCGCGCGGCGCTTCGCTACGGCGTCACCGCCCTCGCGATCCTCCTGTTCCTGCTCGCCTTGCGCCGCTCCGGGGAGCGAGCGGGACGCCTTGCAACTACGGAGAAGGCCAATGACGTGCAACGCCAGATGCTGGAAGCGGCGGCTCGCCGTCCTCGCGATCGCAACGAGCTTGCTGAGCGGCTGCGCGACGGACGGTTCTAAATCTCCCTCTGGCAATTGCCCGCCGGTGGTCGGGTACACCCGTGCCGAACAGGCGCACGTGGCGAAGGAGTTGGCCTCGCTACCGGAGGACGCACAAATCGGCGGCTGGCTCGCCGACTACGCCGTCATGCGGGACCAGGCGCGCGCCTGTCTTCAATACCAATAACCCATTGAGATTTAAGTGGACTAGACGCGTTGGTCACGCCTGTTGTTGCTGTGACTGCCCTGAGGATCCAATGCCATGACGCCGAAACACCCAGACATCACCGTCACCCTCACTGGCCACGACGGCAACGCCTTTGTGGTCCTTGGGCGCTGCAGCCAGGCTGCACGAGAAGCCGGTCTCTCCGAATGCGAAATCGCCGCCTTCATGGCAGAAGCTATGGCGGGAGATTACGATCATCTGCTGCAGACTGTCATGCGCTGGTTCGAGGTCGAGTAACCACAACCAGATCTTGCAAGCCATTCGCCTTAGCCGCAGGCGCGGAACTGAGAGTCGATCCAACTGATCGCATAGTTCTTCGGGACGTATCGAATGGCTTTGGGCGAAGCGTCGAGAAGGTCAATTCTGATGACATGACCGGGCGTCTGACGTAGTTACGGATAATCACGAGCAATTTGGAGACCTTGCATGAAGGCTGCCGAGACCCGCGTCGACCGCTTTCTGGCCAGCAGCGAGACGGCATTCGCCATCCCTGTGTACCAGCGCAACTATGACTGGACGCGGGTTCAGTGCCAGCAGCTGTTCAATGACATCCTCACCGTCGGCGCGGACGAAGGCCTGTCTGGGCACTTCATAGGCAGCATCGTGTACGTGCATGATGATGTCTACGCAGTCTCAGGTCTCAGGGAGCTGACGATCATCGACGGGCAGCAGCGGCTGACCACGCTGACCCTGATCTTCATCGCCCTGTATCGTCATGCAATCGCCGCCGGAAGGGAGCAGCAGGCCCAGCGCATCTACAAGACGTTCCTGATCAACGAGTTTGCCGAGGATGCTGAGAAACTGAAGTTGAAGCCAACTGACAACAACAAGGTCGCACTCGCTCAGATCATGGACCCGAAAGAGGCCGTGAAGGTCAGTGGATATTCGCGGCTGGTCGAGAATTTTCGATTCTTTGAGGGTCGCATCGATGAAGCCAATTTCGACATTGTCCAAAAAGGCCTGACCAAGCTGATCTTCGTCGACATCGCGCTTGAGCGCGGCAAGGACAACCCCCAGCGCATCTTCGAGAGCCTGAACTCGACAGGTCTGGAACTTTCCCAAGCCGATCTGATCCGCAACTACATCCTGATGGGGTTGCCGAGAAAGGAGCAGGAGCGGGTATTCCGGAATTTCTGGGAGCCGATCGAGGCCAATGCGCGGAACTTGGACGTCAACGACAGCCGAGTTTCGGACTTTATCCGTGATTTCCTTACGCTGAAGCAGAAGGACATCCCAAACAAAGGGGCGGTCTACGAGAAGTTCAAGGAACGCTATCCCCTCCCGAACTCATCGGACCTGATGGAAGCGCTGGATGAACTGCGTGAGCTCTCGAACGTCTATGCGCGGCTCCTGAACCCGCAGCTCGAGAAGGACACCGTGATCAGCTGCGAGCTGAACTATATCCGGACGCTGGAAATTAACGTCGCGTATCCGTTCCTGATGCCCGTCTACCGAGACTTCGTAGCCGGGGTCATTTCGCGCGATGAGTTCGCCTCGGTCCTGCGCTTGGTGCAAAGCTACGTGTGGCGCCGATTCATCCTGGGTCTGCCAACTAACGCGCTGAACAA